GCATAAAGATGATATTTGGGTTGGCTATAATTCAAGAAGCTATGACCAGTATATCTTAAAAGGCTTGTTATGTGGTTTTAATCCTAAAGAAATCAATGATTACATCATAGTTAAAAATAAACCAGGTTGGAAATTTTCAAGCTTATTAAATCAGGTTCCACTAAATAATTATGATGTCATGACCAGCTTCCACAGTTTGAAGCAACTTGAAGGCTTTATGGGGAATAACATCAAAGAATCCAGTGTTCCTTTTGACATAGACAGGAAGCTTACCCCTGAAGAAATTGAAGAAACAGTGAAGTATTGTCGGCATGATGTAGAACAGACTATTGAAGTATTCATTCGAAGAAAAGAAGAATTTGATAGTCATATTTCACTATTGAAAGCTTTTAAGTTGCCATTAACTTATATATCCAAAACTAAAGCACAGCTTTCAGCTATCATCCTGGGGGCAACTCAAAGAAAATGGAATGATGAATTTGAAATAGTATTTCCTGACACTTTGAGAATTAAAAAGTATAAAGAGGTTTTGAACTGGTATAAAAACCCGTTAAACAGAGATTACAATAAAACACTTAAAATTGAAGTTGCTGGGGTTCCCCATGTGTTTGCCTGGGGCGGGTTGCATGGTGCTATTGATAAATACCATGATGAAGGTCATTTTCTTGTCATTGATGTTGCTTCATATTATCCAGCATTGATGATTGAATATAACTTTATCAGTAGAAATATTACAAACCCTGCAAAGTATAGAGAAATCAGGGATGAAAGACTTCGACTTAAAGCAGAAGGGAATCCGATGCAATTACCTTATAAAATCGTATTAAATTCCACTTATGGTGCAATGAAGGATAAAAATAATGCACTTTATGACCCAAGGCAAGCCAATAATGTTTGTGTTGCTGGACAGCTTTTATTACTTGATTTGATTGAAATGTTGGAAGGTCATTGTCAATTAATTCAGTCAAACACAGATGGTTTAATTGTAAAGCTATTCAAAGATGAAGATTATGAATTAATTGATGATATTTGCTATGAGTGGGAAAAAAGAACCAGGATGCAGCTTGAATTTGAATCTTATAAAAAGATATTCCAAAAGGATGTAAACAACTATGTAATAGTTGATTTTGATGGTGGGTTTGAATCCAAAGGTGCTTATGTGAAGAAGTGGACTAAAAAGGATGAAAACAAAAATGAAGTTGATGACCTGCTGGATTATGATTGTGTGATTTTAAGGGAAGCATTAGTTAATTATTTCATCAGTAGAATTCATCCAAGGCAAACTATTGAAGAATGTAATGATTTAAGAAAGTTCCAAAAAATTGTGAAGGTCACCAATAAATATTTATATGCCCTTTATAATCCCACTGTTACTGAAGAAAAAATAAGGGATGCTGATGGAAGGCTAAAGACCATTAAAGTTTTCAAAGGTGGAGAAATTCAACATGAAAAATGCTTCAGGGTATTTGCTTCAAATTCACCTTCAGATGGTGGAATATATAAGGTTAAAAGTCTTGATAAGAACCCTGAAAAGTTTGCCAATACACCTGAAAATTGTTTCATTATCAATGGTGATATAAACAATCATGAAATACCATCAAAGCTTGATAAAGACTGGTATGTTGACTTGGCAATAAAAAGATTAAGGGATTACGGGGTGAAATTATGATGTCACCTATATTGAAGTTAAAGGGGGTGTTTGAATTTGGAATTATTCAAAGGGTATGTGGAAACAAGAAACAAAAAGTGCATAGAAAAGTTCAAGGATAGAACTGACTTAAAAACCTATGAACAGGTTCAAGCACTTCCTGAATTTGCTGGGATACTTGCAGATGATGTTATTCTAATTGATATTGATGATGCTGAAGAAGCGGAAATACTCATGGATATAGTTGAAGAAAAACAACTAAATTGCAGGGTTTATCAAACAACCAGGGGCAAGCATTTCCTTTTCAAAAATAATGGTGTTAACAAGAATGGAACTAAAAAGAAACTTGCATGTGGGTTAACTGCTGATATTAAGGTTGGAAGCAGAAATTCATATTCAGTTCTGAAGTTTAACAATGAAGAACGGTTTATTGAATGGGATATTGAACCTGGTGCAGAATATCAAAAGCTTCCAAAGTGGTTATTTCCAGTGAATTCAAATATGGATTTTCTTAATATGGAAGTTGGTGATGGCAGAAATCAAGCATTATTTAATTACATTTTAACACTTCAAGCTTCAGATTTCACTGTTGAAGAAGCAAGGGAAACCATCAGGATAATAAACAAGCATGTATTAAAGGTTCCATTAAGTGATTCTGAACTTGAAGTAATATTGCGGGATGATGCTTTTAAGAAACCAATTTTCTTTAAGGGAACAACTTTCCTATTTGATAAATTTGCAACCTATATAAAAAACAATCATCACATCATTAAAATAAATAATCAACTTCATATATACAAAGATGGTGTGTATGTAGATGGGCAATTTGAAATTGAAGCTGAAATGATAAGACATATAAGTAACCTAAATAGAGCAAAAAGAAATGAAGTGATGTCATACTTGAATCTTTTAATAAGAGATAATGCCCAGCCATCAGATGCAAACTTAATTGCTTTCAAGAATGGGATTTACAACATCATCACAGATGAATTTCTTCCATTTTCACCTGAAATTATTATCACCAATAAAATCAACTGGGATTACAACCCTGCTGCTTATTCAGAACTGGTGGATAATACTTTGAATAAAATTGCTTGTCATGATAAGCAGATAAGGATGCTACTGGAAGAAGTAATTGGATATTGTCTTTACAGAAGAAATGAATTGGGAAAGGCTTTCATCTTAATTGGTGACAGGGCTAATGGAAAATCAACTTTTCTTGATATGGTGAAAACAATGTTGGGTGATGAAAATATTGCATCCCTTGACCTTGCAGAATTGGGGGAAAGATTTAAGACTGCTGAACTGTTTGGGAAACTTGCAAACATTGGTGATGATATTGGTGATGAATTCATTGCCAATGCTTCAGTGTTCAAAAAGCTGGTTACTGGTGACAGAATTAATGTTGAAAGAAAAGGTCAAGACCCCTTTGAATTCAACAACTATGCAAAGCTTCTTTTCAGTGCTAATAATATCCCAAGAATTAAAGACAAAACAGGTGCAGTGCAAAGAAGATTGGCAATCATTCCATTTGATGCAAAGTTCAGTGTAGATGACCCTGATTATAGACCATATATAAAATATGAACTACGGGAACAAGAATGTATTGAATATATGATATTACTTGGGATTGAAGGACTTAAAAGAGTTCTATTAAATCAGAAGTTTACTGATTCAACAAGAGTTGAACGGGAACTTGAAGAATATGAAGAATCCAATAACCCAATCATTGGCTTCTTCAAAGAAATTAGTGAAGAAGAAGTTGACAATGAACCAACCAAGAACATTTATAAGCAATACCAGGTATATTGTGCTGAAAATAATCTTCAGCCATTAAGTAGAATTGAGTTTTCGAGACAAGTTACAAGAAGGTTTAATTATGAAATTGTTGATAAAAAAATTGATGGAAAAAAGTATAGAGTATTTCAGAAAAGGAGTGATTAACTTGCAAGACACATGTGTATGCTGCGGGGAATATGTTCCTGAAGGAAGGCAGATTTGCAACAATTGTGAAACTGGAAGGATAAAAGACAGTGGAAACAGGACAAAGTTCCCAACTGGGGCAGTTCGTGATATGCACAGGGGTAAAGGAAGATATGATTTACTTCCCTGGGAAGCCATCCATGAATTAGCCCTTCATTGTGAAGAAGGTGCTTTGAAATACGGTGAAAGGAATTGTGAAAAAGGCATCCCCATTCATAGTTTGATTGATTCAGCAATCAGGCATCTTTCCTGCTATATGCGTGGTATGAAAGATGAACCACATTTAAGGGCTGCTATGTGGAATATTGCTTTTGCTATCTGGATGGAAAAGAATAAACCTGAAATGCAAGATATACCATCAAGATTGGAAGGTGATGTAAGTGAAGGTTATTAAGCCAAGTGTTGAAATTATAGATATATTTGATGGACTGGATGTAATAAGGAAATTGGAATTGTGTGGGCGGGTTTGCTATAAATCAGAACATAAAATGAATGATGCTTCCCCTTATAAGTTCATTCAGAACATTATCAATAGAGGTCATGAATCAGTTTTAGAACATTTCAGCTTTACAGTAAAGTTTATTTGTGACAGGGGCGTTTCTCATGAAATAGTTAGGCATAGGATAGCAAGCTATTCCCAAGAATCAACCAGGTATTGTAATTATTCAAAAGGTCAATTCAACGGTGAAATAACTGTAATTGAACCTTGCTTCCTGGTTCCTGGAACAGCAGGTTATGACATGTGGTATAGGGCTTGTCAAATGGCAGAACAATATTATTTTTCAATGCTGGATTGGGGATGCAGCCCACAGGAAGCAAGGGCAGTTCTTCCAAACAGCTTAAAAACTGAACTGGTAATGACAGCAAACATCAGGGAATGGCGACATTTCTTAAAATTAAGGACATCACCAGCAGCACATCCACAAATGCGGGAAGTTGCCAATTTACTGTTGAAGGAGTTGAAGCAGAAGATTCCAGTTCTGTTTGATGATATTAAAGGCGGTGAATGATATGGGTGGAAGAAATCCAATGTTCAATAGCAGCGGATGTAAAGACTTAACAGCTTACCATGCAATTGGTAATGTCATCAAAGAAGAAAAGGAACTGGATAAAAGGGTTCACAACCTGATAAGTGTTCTGAAATTCATCATTGATTGGGCTGGATTTGAACTTATCGGCAGAATTGAAATCAGGGATAAGAAAACAAGAAAAGAATTCAAGTGATGAATGTAAGGGTTATGAATTTATCAATTGGATTACTATGAAGCATGAAGAATTTAGAAAGAGTATTGGACTTGATAAATATACCCCTTACACAAAAGAGCAGGAAAAAATGTTTCTAAAATTCATTAACGGTTCAAGATGAAGGCAAAAGTTCAAGATGGGTTCAAGATGTAAACAAGACATCTTGAACCGTATCAAACACAGTAACAGCAAGGGTTTGAGGAGTGCGGTTCAAGATGGTTCAAGATAAAATGAAAGTTCTTTATATATTACATTTTTTTAATTAAATACTTAAAACAAATAAATATATATAATAATATAAAATATAAAAGTATATAGGGGAAACATCTTGGACATCTTGAACCCGAAACCTTGAAACCCTTGATATATAAGGGTTTGAAGCGGTTCAAGATGTAAAAAATCATCTTGAACCATCTTGGACTATCTTGAACCAGGATAAGAAAGGGTGATTTTATGAAAGAAGATTTAAAAGTTGATATTCAAAATTTAATAGATGTTGTTCAGGAACTATTAATTGAGTTGAAAAAGAAAGGTTTTACAAAGCATAATAAGCAGACTGCTTTTCAGAAAACAGAACAGTTGCTTTATAATTATATGAACTTCAAGCAGGTTATAGCTGATAAGCAAAAGGCAATTGAACAAATAAAGCAAGAAGGTATTCAGAAAAGAAGTAAAAGTATTGTAAATTTTACAGGAAATTATCAGCTTGATACCAGAAATGACTTTGAAAAAGCTGAAGAACAAATTGAAGTACTTGAAAATTCAATTATGATAACCAAACGATACATAGAAATAATAGATGCTGCACTGTCAAAGCTTGAAGATGATAATTATTATGACCTAATCAGATTAAGGTATTTTGAAGGTAAGACCAGGGAAGAAATTGCAGAATATTTTAATGTTGATGTTGCAACTGTTAGTAGAAATAAAAATCGTTTGATTAACATATTGAAAATTCACTTGTTTTCAGATGAAGTTATATGTGAAATTTTCAGATAAAGGGGTGAAGTCATGAATAGGGCTGAAAGAAGAAGGCTTCAAAAGAAGGGTATTACAGCAAAAGACCTGAAAATGATTGAAGAAGCTTCAGCCAAGAATGCAATAAATTATGCAACTAATGCAATGATAGCATCCTTTACTATATGCCTTCATGATAAATGGGGCTGGGGTCAAGTAAGATTAAAAAGGTTACTTGACCAGGTGAATGAAACCTTTGATTGTATTGATAAGGATTATGTGACTATTGAGGATATAAAGAAAGCCATATTTGAAGAAACGGGAATTCTCATAAAATAAATGTCACATTATATGTCACATCAACACCCTTGCAGTGCATTATATATAGATGTTAAGATATTAGTATCGAATAATAGTAAAATTTCCCAATCCCTAAAAAAGAAGAATGTTCGGGTTTACCCCCTGCCTGGACATTCTTCTTTTTAATTTGAGAAAGGAAGGTGATATTTCATGGCTAAACTTACAAGAAAACAGCAAAGGTTTGCTGATGAATATTTGCTTGATGCTAATGCTACACAGGCAGCTATTCGTGCAGGCTATAGCGAAAAAACAGCATATAGTCAAGGGCAAAGACTGTTGAAGAATGTTGAAGTAAAAAAATATATTGAAGAACAGCTTGAAAGAATTCATAATGAAAAAATTGCTGATGCCCAAGAAGTCATGATGTATCTCACTTCCGTTCTTCGTGGTGAATCTTTATCTGAAATTGTGGTAGTTGAAGGAACTGGTGATGGATGTTCTTATGCAAGAAGAATGATGAAGCTGCCTGATGAAAGGGAAAGATTAAAAGCTGCTGAATTGATTGGGAAAAGATATGGAATGTTTACTGATAAAGTTAATGTTGAAGGTGCTATTCCAGTTGTAATAATTGATGACCTGGATGATGAAAATGATTTGGATGATGAATTTGATGATTAATAACACATTAGTAACAAATATACCTTCAAAGCCTGATGAAGAAAGGAGTTACTTTTATTATGTAATAATTCAGGGTGATTCATATGGTTAAAATCAAGAAAAAAGAAAAGCGGATTTCACTTAAAAAACTTGTTGGTAAGCATTATAACCAATTTTGGAATTTCAAAGGTAGATATAGAGTTGTTAAAGGTTCAAGGGCATCCAAGAAATCAAAAACTACTGCACTTTGGATTGTAACTAATATGATGAAATACCCTGATGCAAATACATTGGTCATCAGAAAAGTATTCAGAACATTAAAGGATTCATGTTTTACTGAACTTAAATGGGCGATTAATAGGTTATGTGTTCAAGATTATTGGGATATAAAAGAATCACCACTGGAAATGACCTATATTCCTACAGGTCAGAAAATATATTTCAGGGGTTTGGATGACCCATTGAAAGTTACATCCATAACAGTTGAAAAGGGTGTATTGTGTTGGATGTGGATTGAAGAAGCTTATGAAATCATGAATGAAGATGATTTTAATATCCTGGATGAAAGTATTCGTGGTCAGGTTGATAATGGTTTGTTCAAACAGATTACATTGACCTTTAACCCCTGGAATGAACATCATTGGATAAAGAAAAGGTTCTTTGATGCACCACCTGACCCTGATATTCTTGCAATGACAACTAATTACTTAATGAATGAATTCCTTGATGAAGCAGACAGAAAAGTCTTTGAAACCATGAAGAAAAACAACCCAAGAAGATACAGGGTTGCAGGTCTTGGTGAATGGGGTATTGTTGAAGGTCTTATATTTGAAAATTGGGAAGAAAAAGAATTCAACTTAGAAGATATTAAAAAAATTAAGGGTATCAAGTCAGCGTTTGGTCTTGACTTTGGTTATACCAATGACCCTTCTGCCCTATTTTGTGGAATGGTTGACCTTAATAATAAGGTGATTTATGTATTTGATGAAATGTATAAAGAAGGTATGTCAAATGAAGCCATTTATGAAGAAATCACAAGGATGGGTTACAGAAAAGAAAGAATTCGTGCTGATAGTGCTGAACCAAAGTCTATTGATAGATTAAGAACCTTGGGTCTTGTTAATATAAGGGCAGCAAGAAAAGGAAAAGACAGTGTGAACAATGGAATTGACTTCATTCAAGATTTCAAAATTGTTATTCATCCAAAGTGTGTGAATTTCTTGACTGAAATATCAAACTACACTTGGGATACTGATAAATTTGGGAAGAAAGTAAATAAGCCAATTGATGACTTTAACCACTTGATGGATGCAATGAGATATGCACTTGAAGATTTCATTAAAGGTCAAACATTTAGCTTTGATTAGAACCTTTGATTTAGTTCAAAGGTTTATTTTTATTAGTTCATGAAAAGGGGTGAAAAAGTGTTTAATCTTGGAAATGTGATGAAGAAAATTAACCATATAATTTCTGAAGGTGCTAAAACCATTATGACTGATACACAGTTCCTTGAAAAAGAAATCAAGAAGTTTAAGAATTCCCCAAAACGGATGGCAATGATTACTGGGGAAAAATACTATCTTGGTGAACATGACATTTTACAACGGAAAAGAACTGTTATTGGTGAAAATGGTGAACTTCAGGAAGTTGATAATCTTCCCAATAATAAAATCATTGATAATCAGTATGCAAAATTAGTTGACCAAAAGGTTAATTACTTACTTGGACAGCCATTAACTTTTGATACTGATAATAAAAAGTATGAAGAAGAATTAAAGAAAATCTTCAATAGGCGGTTCCACAGAACATTAAAAAACCTTGGGGAAGATACATTAAATGCTGGTATTGGTTGGTTACACCCCTATTATAATGAACATGGTGAATTCTGTTTTAAGAAGTTTGCACCTTATGAAATACTTCCATTTTGGGCTGATGCTGAACATACCATTTTGGATATGGCGGTTAGGATTTATGAAGTGGAAGGTTATGAAGGTGATAGGGAAGTAATCATTGAAAAGGTTGAAGTTTATGACACCAATGGTATTCATAGATATGAATTAAAGGATGGTGTTCTAATTCCTGATGTTGAAAATCCATCTTCAAGTTATATGGTTGTAATTGATGAAGAAGGAAAAGAAACACATTGGAATTGGTCAAAGGTTCCACTGATACCATTTAAATATAACAATAAGGAAATCCCACTTATCAACAGGGTGAAAACCTTACAGGATGGTATTAACACCATTGTTTCTGATTTTATGAACAATATGCAGGAAGATGCAAGGAATACAATTCTGGTCATTAAAAACTATGATGGAACAAACCTTGGTGAATTTAGAAGGAACCTTGCACAATATGGTGCTGTTAAAGTAAGAACTGTTGATGGTGCAGATGGTGGTATTGATACCCTTGAAGTTACTGTTAATGCTGAAAATTACAGGACTATATTGGAAATATTCAAAGATGCACTTATTGAAAATGGGCGGGGCTTTGATGCTAAAAATGACAGGATGAATGGTAATCCAAACCAAATGAACATCCAATCAATGTATTCTGATATTGATTTGGATGCCAATGGTATGGAAACAGAATTTCAGGCTGCTTTTGAAGAACTGCTTTGGTTTGTCAATGTTCATCTTGCTAATACTGGCAAAGGTGATTTTGAAGATGAAGAAGTTGCAATTATTTTCAACAGGGATATTATGATGAATGAATCTGAAATAGTTGAAAACTGTCAAAAATCAATGGGCATCTTATCACATGAAACCATCATTGGTCAGCATCCTTGGATTTCTGATGTAAGTAATGAGTTGGAAAGGATTAAGAAAGAAAAGAAATCAGCTATGGATGAATATTTGGATTCCTTCAATCCTGTAAAGCAGCCATATAATGAAGATGGTGACAGTGATGAAGAATAGTGCTTACTGGAAAAGAAGAATGGAAATGCTTGAAACTGCCCAACTTGAAAAAGGTCAAAGATTTTATGCTGACCTTGAAAGGCAATACAGAATTGCTTCAGCTAATATTGAAAAAGAAATCAATAATTGGTATCAAAGATTTGCAGAAAATAATCAAATTACTATGGCTGAAGCAAAGAAACTTCTTAAAACTGGTGAACTTGCTGAATTCAAGTGGAATGTTCAGGAATACATTAAATATGGTGAAGAAAATGCACTTAATCAACAGTGGATGAAAGAACTTGAAAATGCTTCAGCAAGGGTTCATATTTCCAGGTTAGAAGCATTAAAAATTCAATTGCAGCAACAGGTTGAAGTGTTGTATGGGAACCAATCAGATGGACTTGATAAATTACTTCGTGATATTTATTCTGAAGGTTATTACCATACAGCATTTGAAATTCAAAGGGGTTTCAATATTGGTTGGGATTTACATGATTTAGACAGCAATCAACTTGATAAGATACTTTCAAGACCATGGTCATTAGATGGTAGAACTTTCAGTGATAGAATATGGGTGAATAAACAACAGCTTATTGGTTCACTTCAAACACAATTAACCCAAGCAGTTATAAGGGGTGAATCACCTGATGTTTTAATTAAGAACCTTGCCCAGCAAATGAATGTTGATAAGAATAAAGCTGGAAGGTTAATCATGACTGAATCGGCTGCTTTTGCTTCAGCAGCACAAAAGGATTGTTTCAAAGCTTTGGATGTTGAAAAATATGAAATTGTAGCAACCCTGGATAATAGAACAAGTCAAATATGTCAAGACCTTGACGGTGAAGTATTTGATATGAAAGATTACCAGGTTGGTGTTACAGCACCCCCCTTTCATCCATGGTGTAGAACAACTACTGTTCCCTACTTTGAAGATAATTATGGAGAAAGAGCAGCAAGGGATGAAAAAACAGGTAAGACTTACTATGTTCCCAGCAATATGAAATATAAGGATTGGAAAAAGGCTTTTGTTGATGGTGGTTCAAAAGATGGATTGAAAGAACTTGGAGATGTTAAAACTTTGAAAGAACAAATTCAAGAAATAAAAGATAAAATTGAACAAAAAGGTGGTGTAATAGAAGAAAGTGATATTAAAGAAGCTGGAAAATTGATTCAAAACGAACTTCAAGCTAAAAGGGCTGATTTGAAAGCTGAAATTGAAAAACTGGAAGAGGAATATAAAGCTACTGGAATTGAAGAAATTGAAAAGCAACTCTCAAAACTACGGGCAGTGAAGCGAGGGTTAATTGACCCGGATGAAGTTGGGTTTAAAGATATGGATGAATTAAACATCAAATATGATGAGTTAATGAGGAATAAAAAAGAATTACAACCTAAACTAGCAGAACTTGAAAGTAAGTTAAGATTTGCAAGGGAAGAATATAAGGGAACCTTGAAAGAAAATGCTGAAGAATTAAAGAAAAAGTTATCTGAAATCAGGGAAGTTGGAATTAGCTCTTTTGATATTGATGCCCATTTGAATAAAAGCAGGTCACCCATGCGAAAGGTTGTTAAAGAAGCTTATGACTATTATCCTACTGATTGGGTTGAAAAATCTATTACAAGAGGTAATTTAACACCAAAGAAAGTTAATAGGGGTTATTATTCAGATTTTCATGCTGAAATTGCCATCAGCGGTTGGAATGAAGAAGGATATTTTAAGACTGCATTACATGAATTAGGTCATAGATTTGAAAAAGCTGTTCCAGGTATTCTTGAAGCTGAAAAAATATTTTATGAAAGAAGAACTGCTGGGGAAGCTTTAAGATGGCTTGGTGGAAATTATAGATATGATGAAAAAGCAAGATTTGATAAATTCTTAAATCCATATATGGGGAAAGACTATGGTGGAAGGGCTTATGAGTTAGTTTCAATGGGATTTGAATATGCTTATACTAACCCAACAAAATTATGGGAAGATGAAGATTATGCAACTTGGATTTATGGAATTTTAGCATTGTATTAAAGGGAGTGGTGTGATGGAAAAAATAATTGCATCAGGAAAATATCTTGGTGTTGAAACAACTGTTGAATGTTTCATGGAAGATGGATTTCCAATTATTGAAGTGAATGGTGAATATGATGAAAAGCTTCAAAGTGAATTTAATCAACTTCTAAAAAAAGCACCACCAATTGGTGGAACATATCATCCCCCTGAAAATAGTTTGCTATCGGCTTATAGTGTTCTTGAATCATTATTTTTTGATGAAAATACTAAAGTCAAAATTACAGTTGAAGGGGATATTGGCAAAATCCCAATATATGATGATATAAAAGATGCAGTTTATTAAAAAAGGCACTTGCAAAAAAAATGCAGGTGCTTTTTTCATGCTTATTTTTAAGGGGTGATGCTATGAAAAAAGAAGTAACACTTTGAGAATTAAAAGGTCAAGATATAACAGAACTTTTATTGTCTACAACCCAACCAATTTTGAAAAACACACCCATACTCAAAAGCTTGAAATTGCTTATGTAGTTAAAAGAAATGTTGAAAGAAACCTTCTTCCAAAAACAAATAGTATTTGGCTATTGGAAAGCCATATCAGGGTTTCTGATGATGAAGATTATATTGAAATGGTGCAATCCAAAATTAATTCTTTAAAATAAACTTCGTCTTTTTGGTATTGTAGACGGTAAAGAACAAGACCACAGAACTGGACTGAACCAGGTTAAAAAATGAGTGTGAAAGGATGGTTAATTTATGAAAAAGGAAGATTTAATTAAGTTAGGACTTGATGAAGAAATGGCACAGAAGGTTGCTGATGCCTTTGCTGAATATCTTAAAGGTTTCATTCCCAAGTCAAGGTTTGATGAAGTTAATGAAGCAAAGAAAAAGCTTGAACAGGATATTAAAACCAGGGATGAACAACTTGAAGCATTAAAGAAAATTGATGCTGAAGGACTGCAAGCAGAAATTGAAAGGCTTCAAAAAGAAAATAAGGCAACCAAAGAAAAATATGAAGCTGAATTAAAACAATTAAGAATTAACAATGCAGTTGAAAGAGCATTGATTGCTTCAGGGGCAAAGAACATCAAAGCAACCAAAGCATTACTTGACCTTGAAAGTCTTGAACTTGATGAAGATGGTAATGTGAAAGGATTGGATGAACAGATTAAGCAGTTGCAGGAAAATGAAGATTCCAAGTTTCTTTTTAACATTCAATCTTCAAATAAGCAACAGTTCAAGGGATTTAAGCCCGGGGAATCCAGTGATGGAACACCTGTTGGCAAAAATCCTTGGTCAAAAGAATATTTCAATCTTACTGAACAAGGAAGAATTTTAAGAGAGAATCCAGAACTGGCAAGACAGCTTCAAGCTGCTGCAAAAAGTAATTAATTATTAAGGAGAGTGAATGAATAATGAGTACAACAATAAGTGTAACAAAAACTATTATTGATGATGTTATAGTTCCAGAAGTATTTAATCCTTATGTTGTTGAGAGAACAGCAGAATTATCTGCATTTTACCAAAGCGGAATAATTGCAAGGAATGAAGCTTTAGATGCCCTTGCAAGAGCTGGTGGTAAATTAATTAACATGCCATTTTGGGAAGATTTAGATGGTGATGATGAGGTGCTTTCCGACAGCACAGCACTGACCGTTGGCAAGATTGAAGCTGGGCAGGATGTGGCTGCCCTGTTAGCAAGAGGTAAAGCATGGAGTGTAAATGACCTGGCAAAAGCTTTATCGGGTGATGACCCTATGGCTGTAATTGGTGATTTAGTGGCTGCATATTGGGCAAGAAGGTTCCAGGTTGTGCTTTTGAAAACATTGGAAGGAATATTTGGAGATACCGCAACTAAAATGGACACTAACAAACTTGATATTTCCGGTAAAACTGGTGATGCAGCTATTATAAGTGCGAAAACAGCAGTTGATGCTATTTACAAACTTGGGGATAGTTCAGACAAATTGACTGGATTTGCAATGCACAGTGCAGTTGTTGCAAAATTGACCAAAGATGACCTTATTGAAACTATTCCACCTTCAGAAGGAAAACCTGCTATTAAGACTTTCTTGGGTAAACCTGTAATTGAAGATGATGGATTGCCCGTTGATACCACAAATGGCATTTATACGACTTACATTTTCGGTCAAGGTGCCTTTGGTTGGGGTGAAGGTGCAGCACCTGTTCCAACTGAAACTGACAGGGATTCTTTAGCTGGTGATGACATTCTTATCAATAGAAGGCATTTTATCCTTCATCCAAGAGGGGTGAAATTCAAGAACCTTCATGTTGTAGGTTCAACCCCAAGCAATGCTGAACTTGCTGATTATAGGAACTGGGAAAGAGTATATGAGTCTAAAAATGTTCGTATTGTGCAGTTCAAACATAAACTTGTAGCTGCATCAGAATAAGGAGGGATAGTAAATGAGATATTTGGATTATCTTAAAAGGTTTACCTATACCCCTAATGAGTTTTATGACTATATGAAAGCCATAGAAGATGCTGCAAGCGGGGATATTGAAGCTGTTATTCTTCCTGCTATGACTGGAAATGAGCCTGCACTTCAATCCACTGTATCACAAGCAAATGATGGCTTGGTTGTGCCCGTGACTATAAAGATAATGAATAAAGATAAGTCAAAGGTCTTGGAGTTTTTTAATGGCACAAGGCAAGTTAAAGTCGATAAAACATCCTCTTCATCCTCTTCTGGAACTGTCGCTATAAATGATGGAACTCAGGGAGTTGATGCAACTTTTAACCTTAAATTCGAGAACGGTGTAGCAAGTTTTGACGTGGTTTTAGGTGGAAGTTGGGCTGAAAATGATACGATTAAAGTTACTCTTGACGATGATGGGGTTGGAATTATGGGGTACGCAATAAAAAAGGAAAACCATTTATTAGTTAAAGTAAAGGCAAACCTATAGAATAAGTAAAATTGTGTTAAAAAAAAAAGGGGGTAGTTAATTTTTACCTCCTTTTTATTTGTGAGGTGATTATATGAGTGCTACTGCTTTTCAAAGGAGAAGAAGGGAAGAAGCTAAAAGATTAAAAGAGCAACAAGAAAAACTTGCCAAGGAAGCTGAAGAAAAGGCTAAAAAGAAGGAAGCACCAAAGAAGCAGAACACAAGGAAAAAAGAATAAGGGGTGGTAATGATGTTGGAAGATGTAACAAAAAGGCTTGAATCTTTTGGATATGAAGTTACTGAAGCTGATAATTGGATGATTGAATTCCTTATCCAAAAGATTGAAAATAGCATCAAAGCTGATTGCAACATTAATACCATTCCTGAAGAACTTCATGAAATAGCGGTTGACATGGTTGTTGGTGAATTTCTTCTAAATAAAAAATCAAGAGGACAATTAGAAGGGTTTGATTTGGAAACAGCAGTAAGGCAAATTCAAGAGGGTGACACCAGTGTTACTTTTGCTGTTGGTGATGGCAGCAAAACCCCTGAAGAAAGATTGGATGAATTAATTTTATACCTGATGAATTATGGAAAAGGAAAATTTGCTGCTTACAGGTGTATAAAATGGTAACAGGTCATAAGAAAGCACTTCAAATGTTGTGGAAAGGAACCTGTTCTGTTTTCATCAGGGAAGAAAGATTAAATCCAATCACCAAAAGAACTGAATTTGAAGAAGTTCCAATTTATACAGACCAGCCCTGTAAACTATCTTTTGTAACTATAAAACAAACATTGGAAAATCAAAATGTTGCTGAAGTTGTTCAGGTTACAAAACTGTTTATTTCTAATGAAGTTGATATTCCAGCAGGTTCTAAAATAAGGGTTACCCAAAATGGAAAAACAGCGGATTATGAAAAGAGTGGTGAACCTGCTGTTTATACTAATCATCAAGAAATCACCCTGGAATTATTTAAGGGGTGGGCTTAATGGCAAGAAAATGGGGCGGTTGTGACTTTAAACAGTTGAAAAATCTTCAAGAAAAGTTGAATAAACTGCAAAGGGATGATTTTCAAGCCTTTTGTGAAGAAGTTGCAAAGGAACTTGCTGCAAGATTATTGGCAAAGGTAATTAAAAGAACGCCTGTTGGACAATATCCTGCTGAAACAGGTAAAGTTGGCGGTACTTTAAGGCGGGGCTGGACTGCTAAAACTGAAGAAGAAGCAATGAAAGGTGCAATTCCAGGGGCAAAGGCTTATGTTGATTCCTTAAATGTTGCAAAGGTGGGTGATGTGTATCAAATTGAAATTATCAACCCTGTTCATTATGCTTCTTATGTAGAATATGGACATAGAACAAGAAATCATAAGGGTTGGGTTCAAGGAAAGTTTATGTTAACAATTTCAGCAAATGAACTTGAATCACAAGCACCTAAAATATTGGAAAAGAAAATAATAAAATACTTGGGGGAATGTTTCAATGGTAAATGATTTGATTGATGGCATTTCAGTTAAATTGAACCAAGTATTTGGTGATGGGGTAAGAATATATAGTGAATCAGTGAAGCAGGGATTAAAAGAACCCTGTTTTTTTATTGCTGTTCTGAATCCAACCCAAAACCCAATGATTGGGGTAAGGTATTTCAGGGAACATCCTTTTGATATACATTACTTCCCTTCTAAAGATGGGGGAAATCAAGAAATTCAGGATGTGGCATCTAAATTATTTGATACCCTTGAATATATAACCCTATTGGATGGTGATTTGGTTCGTGGAACTGAAATGCACTATGAAAAAGTTGATGATGTTCTTCATTTCTTCGTGAAATATAACATGTTTGTTTATAAGCAGGTTGAAAAAGCAGACCCAATGGAAACATTGACTGTCAATAACAATGTAAAGGGGTGATTTAATGTCAGCCAAAAATAAGACAGATAAGACAACTGAAGCTTTATACACAAAGGAACAGATACTTTCATCTAAAAAATACAGTCATAGGAAAGATGCTTTGAATGTAGTGCTTGAAGATGATAAGCAATATACATTGAAGCAAGTTGATGGGCTGATTGAAAACTTAATGAAAATCAAAGAGAAAGGTAAGGTGAAATAATCATGGCACTTGGTGGTGGAACTTTTGTCACTCAAAATAAAGTGTTGCCTGGCACATATATTAATTTTGTCAGTGCAGCAAGAGCATCAGCAACCCTTTCTGACAGGGGCATTGCAGCATTAGCCCTGGAATTGGATTGGGGTGTTGATGATGCAGTGTTTACAGTGACATCAGAAGAATTTCAGAAGAATTCAATGAAGTATTTTGGCTATCCTTATGACCATGAAAAGCTTAAAGGGTTAAGAGATTTGTTCAGAAACATTCATACTGGTCATTTCTATAAGCTAATGAGTAATGGTGTTGCTGCTGAAAACACTTATTGCACTGCAAAATATAAAGGTGTAAGGGGTAATGACATTAAAATTGTTGTAGCAACTAATATTGATGATAAAACTAAAGTTGATGTTTCAACCTATGTTGGAACAAGACTTGTGGACAAACAAACAGTTCTTTCAAATACTAATAACCTGATTGATAATGATTGGGTAGTATGGAAGAAGAATGTTGATATGAACCCAACTGCTGGATTACCTCTTACTTCAGGCAGTAATGGTGATGCAATAACTGGACTTCAATATCAAGACTTCCTGGATGCAATTGAATCTTATAGCTTCAACACCCTTGGCTGCCTATCAGTAACAGAACCTATTATAAATTTAGTGGTTCAGTTTACAAAGAGGATGAGGGATGAAGTTGGAATAAAATTTCAAACTGTTGTTTATAAGACCCCTGCTGATTATGAAGGGGTTATTTCAGTTGAAAACAAAGTTCTTGATGAAGGTGTTCCTGAATCTTCTTTGGTGTATTGGGTAACAGGGGCTGAAGCTGGTTGCCCAGTAAACAGAAGCTTGACTAATAGCTTATATGATGGGGAATTTACTGTTGACACTGATTACACCCAATCTGAACTGGAAGCTGCTATTCTTGACGGTAAGTTCATCCTGCATAAGGTGGGTGATAATGTAAGAGTGCTTGAAGATATAAATACCTTCATCACTGTTACAGATGAAAAATCCAGTGATTTTAGCAGTAATCAGACAATTAGGGTTCTTGACCAAATTGCAAATGATATTGCTGCATTGTTTAATTCTAAATACCTGGGCAATGTTCCCAATGATGAATCAGGAAGAATTAGCCTTTGGAATGACATTGTAACCCATCATCAGCAACTTCAAAGTATCAGGGCAATTGAAAACTTTGAACCTGACCAGGTAACAGTTGAAAAAGGTGATACCAAGAAGGCTGTTGTTGTAAATGATGTGGTTACACCAGTAAATGCAATGTCACAATTATACATGACTGTTGTGGTTCAATAAGGAAAGGGGTGTTAATAGATGAATACAATGAAGGCAAAAGATGCTGTCAGTGCTTCTTTAGCTGAATGTTTTGTTACCATTGATGGTAATAGATATAACTTCATGCAAGCAATTGACCTGGAAGCAACCTTTGAAAAGCAAAAAACAGAAGTTCCCATTTTGGGTAAAACAGGCAGGGGTAATAAAAGCACTGGTTGGAGAGGAACAGGAACTGCAACCTTCCACTATAACACCAGTATTTTCAGGGAATTGCTTTATAGGTATAAGAACACTGGTGAAGATATTTACTTTGATATTCAGGTAACCAATGAAGACCCAACCAGTTCAGTTGGCAGACAAACGGTAATTTTGAAAGACTGCAACATTGATGGTGGTATTTTAGCCAAGTTTGATGCTGATGCAGATTATTTGGATGAAACATTGGACTTCACCTTTGAGGACTTTGAAATTCCTGAAAAATTTAATATGCTTCCTGGAATGAGATAATAAAGAAAGGATGATGTTGGATGAGTAATCTTTCAGCATTTTTGGCACAAAATGCCTTGAAAGTTGAGAATGTGAAACATGTTGTTTCAAAAAGATTTGTTGATGAAAAAGGGGAACCTATTCCTTGGGAAATTCGTTGTATTACTTCGACAGAAGATGAAGCTTTAAGAAAATCCTGCACTAAAAGGGTTCCTATTCCCGGAAAGAGAAATCAATTTACACAAGAAATTGATTATAACTTGTATCTTGGAAAGTTAGCGGTAGCTTGCACTGTTTTCCCAAACCTTCATGACAAAGAACTTCAGGATAGTTATGGGGTTATGGGTGCAGATACATTGCTTAAAACCATGTTGACACCTGGGGAATATGCCGATTACCTGACCAAGATTCAAGAAATCAATGGTTTTGAAGTAAGCTTTGAAGAAGCGGTTGATGAAGCAAAAAACTCATAAAAGAAGGCGATTTTGAAGCAAATATTGCTTACTATTGCCTTCACAAGTTTAATATGCTTCCTTCTCAATTCTTGGCACTTGATAGACAAGAAAGGGCTTTTATTGTTGCAGCAATAGAAATCAAAGTTGAAGAAGATAAAAAGCGGGAAAAACAGATTAAGAAGCCCACAAGAAAGAAAAGGTAACAGGATGGTTGTTTACAATGACCATCCTGTTATCTATTTGAAAGGTAGGTGAGAACATGGCAACAATCAGAACTGCAATTCAAGTTTATGATGGAATGTCACCAGGGTTGAAAGCCATCACTAATGCACTAAACATTACTATTTCAAGCTTTGAAGCAATGCAAAGGGCTTCCAGTAATGCAATAGATACAAGTAGTATCCAGGCTGCAAGAGAACAATTAAATAAGGCTGAAATTGCCTTTGAAAGGTTATCTGAATCAATGGCTGATGTTGTTCAACCTGATATTTCACCCCCTACAACAGCACCAGTTCAAGAACCAGTTGAAGTTCCTATCACTTGGAGAAGTGACACTTTTGATGTATTCACTAACACTGGAATTGATAGGTTTCAACAGGAAATTCAATCGACCAATAATATGTTGAACACTTTGAACAGTACACAAGAACAAATTGCAAATCAAGCAAGAAATACTGACCTATTCCCTGATAATATGGTCAATGACTTAAGTGTAATGACTGGAAGAATTCAAAGAATACAAAGTCAAATCCAACAAATTGAAAGTAATCCAATGAACCTTGGAACTGATTTTGCAAACAGTCAGCTTGAACAGTTAAGGATGCAGTTATCACAGGCAGTTGAGCAACAGGAAGACTTGAATCAAGCAGTCCAAAGAATGGATGTAGGTGAAGCAAATCAGGCTTATATGAGGTTGACACAGACTGTTGGTGGAATTGAAAGATATATCAGGGATAATGTTGATGCACAAGGTCAATTCAATAATCAGATCAGGGATGGTCAAGCTGCTGCAAGTGAACTTCATAGTAAATTTATGAAGATTGCTGCAACTGTTGGTGCTGTTTTAGGTGCAAAGCAAATTATTGGCTTATCGGATGAAATAACCCAAACAACAGCAAGACTTAATATGATAAATGATGGACTTCAAACCACTGAACAACTTCAAAATATGATATTCCAATCTGCCCAAAGGTCAAGGGCTTCTTATGCTGATACTGCTGATATTGTTGCAAAGCTTGGATTGAGGGCTGGCGATGCTTTTGCTTCTAATGCTGAAACAATTGCATTTGCTGAAAACCTGAATAAAATGTTTGTAATTGCTGGTGCTTCACAACAGGAAATGGCTTCTGCAAGCTTACAATTGACACAGGCTTTAGGTTCAGGTGTTCTTCGTGGGGAAGAACTCAATGCAGTATTTGAAGCAGCACCTAATATTATTCAAACTATTGCTGATTACTTGGATGTTCCTATTGGTCAAATTCGTGATATGGCAGCCGAAGGTATGATTACTGCTGATATTGTAAAAAATGCAGTATTAAGTGCAACAGAAGAAATTAATCAGCAATTTGAAAGTATGCCAATGACCTTTGCCCAAATTTGGACAATGATAAAGAATGAAGCTGAAATGGCTTTTCAACCAGTATTGCAAAGAATGAATGAAATTGGAAATAGTGAACAGTTTAATACTTTAATAAATAATCTTATCAATGGAATAGTCATTCTTGCAACGGTGGCAGCGGAACTATTTGACATCATAACTTCAATTGCTGGTGTAATTTCTGATAATTGGTCATGGCTTGAACCTATTGTTTGGGGAATTGTGGGTGCTTTCATAGCTTATAATGCAGTTGCCCTTATTACCAATGCAATACTTACCATTCAAGGAATACAGGCTAAAATTGCAGCAGCAAGTCAGATGATGCAGGCAGGGGCAACTTTTACTGCAACGGTAGCCCAGCATGGACTTAATGCAGCTTTATATGCTTGCCCATTGACTTGGATTATACTTTTAATCATTGCTTTAATAGCTTTGTTTTATGCAGCGGTTGCAGCAGTAAATCATTTTGCGGGAACATCAGTAAGTGCAACTGGAATTATTGTGGGTGCTTTTATGGTAGCACTTGCTTTTATAGGTAACCTATTTGTTGGATTGTGGAACTTAATTGTTGATGTTGCTGCTTCTATTTGGGATGTTATTGCAACAGTAGCTGAATTTTTAGCAAATGTATTTAATGACCCAATAGGTTCCATAGTAAGATTATTTGCTGGAATGGCTGATGCTGTTCTTGGTATTTTACAGGGTATTGCTAAAGCCATTGATGCCATATTTGGTTCCAATCTTGCTGAAGCTGTTAGCGGTTGGAGAAGTGGACTTAAAGGTGCAGTTGATGACCTGGTTGGTGAAGCTAAAATACAAATTCCAAGACTGGACACCAGTTCATTATATTTAGACAGGTTTGAATACGGTAAAGCCTGGGAATATGGATATGCTGCTGGTGAAAAGTTTGAAGAAAGCATAAATCTGAAAAACATCTTGGGTGATGCTTCAAGAACATTGGATGCTTATGAACTTGGAAATCAACTTGATGGTATTTATAGTGGTGTTGATAGCACAGCACTTAATACAGCAGCCATGAAAGATTCAATGGATGCAACTGAAGAAGAATTGAAATATTTAAGGGATATAGC